GCCTTCTTGCGTTCGAATTGAGTGATGAGGTATTGAATTTGCTTTTCTTGCTTTTTCTTGAAGACCTTGAACTCACCTCTCTTTTCTGGACTCAGGAGAACCGCCTCGATCCATGGATTATTCTTTTGATACTCACGACGGGATTCTTTCACATCCTCGTAAGAGTGCACCATATCCAGCAAACGCTTGTCAGAAGGAACATATAGAAGTCCTTCAGCATTCTCATCGATATTGTCTTCAAGGTGCTTTTCCATTTGCTTCAGCGTATCGCTCTTGAAGTCTTCAAGGTTGCCACCGGAATCACCAGCACCATCATTGATAGAAGAGTCACCATCTTGCTGTTCACCATCTTGGTCATCGTCAGCATCAGCGGGAGAACCATCACCGTCTTGGTCTTGGTCATCACCATCTTGCTTCTCAGCAGAATCATCAGTCTCGCCTTCTTGCTCCTCACCAGAACTGGAAGAATCTTGCTCATCACCATCTTGCTGTTCGCCCTCACCCCCATCACCGGAGGGAGAATCAGTAACCTCTTCTTCTTCCCCTTGGTCATCAGTATCACCGGAATCCTCGTTCTGTTGATTCTCTTGGTCTTGCTTGATTGAGGAAACCAATTCTTTGGCAAGGTCAAAGGCTTCCTCTGGAGTCTCAGCAGCATAGCACCGATCATAAAAGTCCCTTTCCTCATCAGTCAAAGGGACATCAATGTGTTCTCCACACTTGGCATGGAGGTTCACCTTGTCGATCTTCTTCATTGAAGAAAGGTCTGCTGGAAGTTCAATAACATCATCCAGCAATCGCTTGCGTCCATTGTGAAAGGAACGAATCAAACCGGGGAACTGCTCTTGAATCTTTCGCTCAATCCGAATATCCTCAGTGACATTCAGGGCATCGAAATACTCAACACCAACTTCCTCCTTCCACCTGTCGAGTAGATCGACTGGAGTACTCTTTGCATGAGAAACCTCATGCCCAATCACGTAGTCAAGAAAGTCAGTATCCTTGAAGTCCCACATTGGGAGAGTCAGAATCCGATTCTTTACATCGAAAGTTGCTGTACGTTGATTGGTCTGACGGACCTCGATATTCTCGGTGGCGAGCAGCTTTGCCAGTTTCGTTTTTGATTCTTTAACTTTCACGAGAGACATTCTGCCTGAAATCTCGATATCAGACAACACTTTTAGAGAACTTTTTTACGTTACCGTTAAAGGTGTTGATTTTCAACAACTTACGATCATCTGAGAGAAGTGATTTGGCTTCCGAAACTCGATTTTTCGCTCGAACTTGCCTTCCAGAACATCCTTTTTGTGTGAAATCACGAACACCCGAGTGTCTTCATCCAGCGTCTTGAGTATCTTCTGAAGGTTTTCAACTCCATCCGTATCCAGCGAAGAATCGAAAATCTCATCCAGAATCAGGAGATTGGTGTTCACGCTATTCTTCATCTTGGCGACCTGACGCCAAGCAAAGAGAAGTGCCAAATCAATTCTCTGTTTTTCACCTTCACTGAATGAAGCATAGGCAAAGTTGTCTCGATGCCTTGAGCGAATGGTTTCATTGAATGCTTCATCAAGCTGAAACGAAACGAAGAAATCCAGAACACCAAGATACGAATTGATCAATCGATTCATGACCGGGAGATACTGACGAATCACTTTGGTTTTGATTCCGGTATCCTTGAGCATCTCTGCAATCACTTCATTGTATCTCTTGGCATCCATCTCAGATGCCCTTTGATTTAGCAATTCATCCTTGGCGTTTACATCAGCAAGTAATGCTGCTTGTGCCTTACTCACATCTGCACCACTATTGTTCTGAATCTTGGATTGAAGTTTTGAAATTTGATTTTGGTATCCATCAATTGCTCGATTGTTTGCTGTAATACTGTGTTTTACCTGAGTAAGATCTGTATGCACGACGTTGATCTTTTCGATCTTATCTGAAATTTTACTTAAGGTATCTGTGGCAAAATCATAAGCATCCTGAACTCCATGGGCTTTGACCTTCAACTCATCGAGCTTTACTTTCTTAAACACATCATCAATTGATTGTGTACAAGTTGGACATTGTGAATTTTCTTCATACATCTTGATCTGTTTGCCAAGATCTTTCATTCGATGCCGAACCTCTGATTTAGATTCTTCTATCTTTTGATTTTCTTCCTTAAGAGTCTTCATCTCAGTAAGCACACTTTCGATATTCCTATCATAATGCTCTTGAAGATTACTATTCTCTCCCATCAGTGCATCGATGTGAGATTGGAGCTCTTTTACATCTCTCTCATATTCATGAACCTTTTGTTCATCAATCCCCATCAATTCTTGAATATGATCAGATTGAAGTGATATGCGACTCTTGAGGTTTTCAACTTTTGTTTCCAGCCCATCAATCCTACCACGTAAAGCAAGGTTGCGTTCCTTTACCAATCCATTCATCTTCGTGAAGATACCGATATCCAGAAGGTCTTCAATGACTTCTCTTCTGGCATTTGCAGACAACTGCATGAATGGAACGAAGCTACTTGAACCAAGAACGACCACCTGATGAAAGGTTTTGTGATTCAATTTCAAGATGTTCGTTTCCAGCACCTTCTGGTAATCCCGTGAATGCGATTCCTGATTCATCAGTTTGCCGTTCAACCAGATTTCAAAAGTGTTTGGTTTGATACCACGAACAACTTTGTATTCCGCACCACCAACAGAAAACTCAACTTGAACTTCACAGTTCTTTTGGTTGATGCTGTTCAGCAGTTGAGGCTTATTGATGTTGCGGTGAGGTTTCCCAAACAGTGCAAAACTCAATGCATCCAGCATAGTGGATTTACCGGAACCATTGGAACCAATCACCAGAGAGGAACGGAATGCCTCAAGATTGATTCGTGTTGGTGTATCGCCAGTGCTTAGGAAGTTTTTGTATTGTATAGATTTAAAGCAAATCATTATGCAGCATCAAGTGTCTGTGCCTCATTGTAGAAGGACTGAAGGATTGCCTTGATTCTCTCCTTGTCGAGATCCGTCTCAATTGCATCCACGTAGGAGTCCAGCAATGTTGAGGTATCCTCAAGTGAGACTGAAGTATCCGAAATGGCATCGCCCGTGAACTCTTCAAAGCTCTCAATGATTTTAAGATCAAATGGCTCATGCGACTGTATTGTATCTATAAACTTGTCAAACTGAAACGGGTCTTTCTTATTGACCACTACCACCTTCACAAAGCAGTTCTTGATTTCATCTGAAGGCGGAACGGGTTGCGTTTTCGAATCATCAAATTCAACTCGATGAAACAGACGATGTGGATTCACAATTCTTTCCAGTGAACGTGTCTCGGTATCCAAGACATGAAATGCTTTCTCATCAACGGCATCACTCCATGTCAACTGATATTGTGTTCCCAGATACTTCACGTTGTCCTTCTCACTCGCAGTGTGATAGTGACCACTCAGGACCATCTCGTAACGAGAAAAGAGTTTATGATCCATGCCATGACTCTTGATATCTGCATTACCAAGATACTTGAATCCCTCAAGTTCAAGATGACCCATCAAGATAGGGGCAGCGGCAGTCTTGACAAACTCCATGCATTGCTCCTGATTGTCTTCGGTAATCCAAGGGAGCATTGCCACATCCAGACCAGAATCAAAGTGAAGGATTGCTGGTTCCATGTGGACCTTGATGCAATCGTAATGAACCAACTGCTCTGTCAGTGAACAAAGGTCATTGGTATTCTTCCAGTAGACATCATGGTTACCGGGAACGATATGCATCGTGATACCAAGTCTTTCAAGTTGGTCTATGAACATCTCACGATTCCGTTTCAGCACCTTGTAGTTGACAAACTTGCGATGCTCAAAGTAATCGCCCAGATGAAGGATGGTCTTGATGCCATTCTCCTCACAGTAAGGAAAGAAGACATCACAATAGAACTTCTCCATGTAATCAAGGAAGATATCACTTCCATTCTTTACACCAGAGTGCGTGTCGTTTAGGATTGCAACTTTGTTACTTTGCATATGAAGTATTCAAGCAGTTCATGGAGTGGTCTTACCCGACCCCGGTTGTCCAAAGATGGAGATAATCATTTCATGAAAGGCTCAAGGGTGTTCTCATTGGAAGCGAGTTTCTTTTTCTTACGAACCTTCTTTCCAAACTCCTTGATCTTGGAATCCCTATCACGAATCTTATCAGCACGGGAACGAAGACGTTCTACGATACCCTGACCCTGAACCATATCACCATCAAAGTCACCAAAGTTCTCGATGCCAGCATGTTCCTTGTAGAGTTCCTTGATATCCTGATGTTTCTTTTCTTTGGAGATCCTACGCAGAAAGGCATAGTAGGATATCTGTGTGAAATAAGCAAAGGCGTTGGGGTTACCAGTGCGAGTAGTCTTGGTTACATCGTAATTGTTGATTGCTTTAATGCAATTCTCTACTGCATCACTAACCATTTCATCACGGTAGGTGTAGCAAGCAAAATTGGGTTTATGGGAAAGACCTTCTGCAATCTTGAGAAAGCAAGTTCCGATATATTCAGTAACGATAGGAGCAGATTTACCAACTTCCTTTGAGGCATTTACGGAATTGACATACTTAACCACTGCACCTGAGAATTCTTTGTTGTTAACATAATGATTCGGTTTTTCATTTTTCATGCCTCTATTCTATACCATATCAGAGTATCCGACAAGGGGGCTTGTCTTGCCTTGACTTGTAATGTATAATCGATTCGTGCTGTTTGGGGGTTCTTGAGTTAATTTCTCCACCTCTCACCGAAACCTAAAGGTCCAAGGTCTGGTGATGATCCTTTGGGTTCATCTAAAGAAGATTTGATATCATTGGTGTCAGCTGAATATAGGGAAGCAAAAGCAGTGAGTGTAAGTATGTAAACTCTTTTAAGGTTAGTTGTAGCAGTTGATCTGCTGACGATATTTCTCTCATGGAAGATAAAAGTAGTATCTATGTTCTCTGGAACGTATGGCACTAGTCTCATCTTAAAGTCTCTCTCTAAGAATTCCAATACGCCATACACTTCAATGTAACCATTGCTGTAGTTGTAATCAATCTCTTCACCGATCACCCTTGAGCCATCCACTAGCGTGTAGACACAAATGTCAACACTGTTTATAAAATCTTCATCATACATCACTTTACCTCCACTTCAAAGATTGAAAAATCAAAGTTTTGTTTTTCGTAGATCTTAACTCTTTCTACGGCATGATTCATAGTGTAGTTCTTTCTCGATTTCCAGCTTAGGTTGTCACTGATATCATAAACCTTAGTTGGTTTATCGTGGTTTCCTTTTCGGAGTCCACGACCAATTGACTGTAGCACACGTATCTGAGATTTTGTTGGTGCAGCGAACACAATGTTATTTAGGTTCCGTATATTGATGCCAGTAGAGAATGTCCCCATTGATGCAACAATGATGGCATTGGTTTCTTGCTCAGTGATTTCACGAATACGTTCTCTCTGGTCTACCGATACCGCACCTGATACAAAGAACACTTTACGATCTCCTGCTCTTGCCTGAAGTTGGTCAAACAAAGGTTTACCATGTTTGGCAACAAGGTTGTAAAGCACCAGTGAGTTGCCAGTCTGATCAAGTGTTAGATTGCAGATGAAGCGATTCCTTGCTTCATTGGTTACCAGAAACTCGATCTCCTCCTGATACTTCTTCTTACCAAATGCCTTTCTTACTTCATCTGAGTACTTGAGGACAAGGCAGGATACCTTGAGTTGTGCCAGTGTGTCATTTTCAATTAACTCCTTTGTAGAAGTGACATGATAAGGATCGCCAAAGTGACCAGTCAGGACAAGTTCATGCACCTTGGTTCCATCTAGTGTTCCTGTTGTCCCAATACGATAAGAAGCATTCTCCAGCATACCCATAATCTTGTTCAATGACTTTGCCTTGAAGGTATGCGCTTCGTCACCAATGACTCCACCAAACTGTCTAAACCAATCTGGTGGGCATAGGATTGCTGATTGCCATGTAGTGATAACAACTCTCTGCTCAAACATGATTTTGTCTTTGCCTGAGTAGATACGATGAACATTCTCTGGGACGGGAAATCCATTCACCTTTGAGTAATCTTGAAAGTCCTTATACATCTGTTCAACCAGTGATGTAGTTGGAACCACGATAAGAAACTTGTCTTCCTCTGTAGCAAGGAAGTAACGCATCAGCAGATAGATGATTAGAGACTTACCAGAACCTGTTGGTGAAACAAGGATTGCCCTACGCTTTACCACTCCATGATTCCAAGCCTGAATCTGATAGTCTCTTGGTTGGAATGGCAATTGAGTTTCTAGATGCGGAGTATCTGGTTCTGGCGGGAAGATGTTCTCATTAACCTTGAGTTTGTATCCCTGAGTCTCAGAGAAACGAATAAGGTCATTCACCAGACCATAGGGGAGGATACCATTGACTCGATTGAAGATTCGTATCTTGCCATCCCAGATCTTGTTTCGAAACGAAGGAACAAATTTGTATCCCGGTGCATAGAAAGTGTAGTGGTCAGCAATCTCCATAAGAACCCCTTGGTCATCGCATTCAAGCATGACAAAGGCTTCGTTTCTCTTATGGACTTCAATCATTATAAATATCTAGCGTGAAGAAAACTGTAAGACTACGAGAGATTTACGAAGAAGCCTACAGAAGAAACAAAGCGAATCCCGCACTTGATATCCATGAAATGGTTCTTGAAATCATCAAAAGATGGAAATCAGAAGGTTACATCATCATTAGTTAGGCACCAGCAGTAAACTTCTTCCAATCGATTATATTTCGGATATTCTGGTGACGCCACTTGATGTTGTCCATGATATCAATCAGAGTATCGATGATGACTTTTTGATACTCAATCTGAGATTCAATCTTAGTGAGTTCGGGGTCAGTCTTATAGTAATGATCCATGTTGGTCTTGAGTGGTTTGGTCATACCATCAAAGGGATCATACTTCCATCCTCTTTCCTCAATGTCAGTCTTGGTCATCTTCCCTTCAAAGTAAAGCCACTTGTCCTTCTTTGAGGAATCGAATTCCATCTGCTTCTTTTTCAAATTCAATTTTGCAGTGCTGAGAAGAGAGAGATACTTCGCATGAAGTTTTGCGGAGTTGATGGACGTTTCGTCTAGGTTGATATTGTCAATCTGGGAGTCCTTCTCCCACATGCCCAGAATTTCGTCTAATGTCATACAGTTTATCTATAGGATAGCAAAACGGTCATAGCGAAAGGTAACGTCTGCTTGAAGATACTCAACATCTTGGGTTTGAGTAGAGAACTCAACACCACTCAGTGTTGTAGGGAATGCATTCAGAAACTGAAACTGCTTGTTTATATTGTTGTGGCTGGTAAGGACCGTAAGAATCATATCAGAAACAGTGATGCTTTTCTTAGTGACGTTATTTTGAATCCAATTGTAGATCTCACTGTAGTTCTTCATGCTCTCATCAATCATGAAGCGACAACTCATGGTGCCATACTCTACTCTTTCACCGGGAATATATCCAATGTTGCCTCTGTAGGAAGTAGCAACTTCACCAAGCGAGAGATCTGGAATAGTGAAACTGGTCAGGAAGTATTCAACATTCGCATACTTAGTGAAATCAATCCCCAACTTGAATCCAGTTGGTGAAAGCAAATTGAAGTTATCTGTGAGTGTGCTATCTGCCATATGAAGTATTTATAAAAAAAGGGAGTCCCCTTTCGAGGACTCCCATGAGTTTACTTACTTACCTATCCTAAGATTAGGAAGGATCAGAGATGTTGATGTTCTCAACAACGAATCGACGGTAGTAAGGATTGTCATCACCAGCAGAAGCACCAGTACCAACAGTTCCAGCAACAAGAGGATTATGGGCAGTGCCATAGCGGGTCTTGAAGGCAATACGAGGCTGGAAGTTTTCTTCACCAACGCCTTTGACCATTGTCAAAGGAACGTAAGGAGCATAGAAGAAACCAGCATCGTAAGGATTGCTACCACGATAACCAACATTGACAACACCAGCAGAGGCGTAAGGGTCAACGTAGATCTTCATGTTACCAATGGAACCAACGAGTGTGTTCTGACCGTAGTCGGAAGTAACATTGGAACCAACACCAGTGCTGTCGAGCTTACCAGTAGCGGCAAGAGCGGAAGCAACATCAGCGTGAACGATGGCGAGGTTACCCTTACCACGGCGTGTCTGACTGAAGATTGTGTTGGCTTCAAGGTCCAACTGGAACAACAGGGCTTGGAACTTCTCAATAGCCCAACGACCATCAGCATCGATAGCAAGGTCGAAGATACCAGCAGTGGAGAGACCAGTCTGCTGGGCACCGGGCTGGGCAGCATAGTCGAGTTCAAGGATAATCTCGCGGTTGATTTCACTCAGGATTTCCTGAGAGAGAATATTGGCGAGTTCGCTCTCGGCATCAAGACCATGAACAGCCTTGAGATCCTGAGCGAGTTCCATTGTGTATTCAGCCTTCAGGGCGCGAGTCTTAGCAGTGACTGTGCATTTCTCGATTGTGAAACCCATGTTAGCAAGGATATCACCTTCAGCATTAGCTGTATCAAGACCTTTACCAGTGTCGCCATCACCAGAGAAGTAACGGTCAGCAGAATCGAAGAGAGCTTCAGTGTCAGCAGTGGTAACAGTGTTAGTGCTAGACGAGTCATCCTCATTGTAGCGAGCCTTCATTGCAAAGATGAGACCTGTAGGACCAGTCATGGGCTGGACACCACAGACATCATAAGCAATCAAAGAAGGCATGGCGCGACGAACGAGGCTAATGAGAACGGGGTCACCGTTTGCAGCAGAAGC